TCAAAGACTGTATGGTTAGAATACACTTTGAAGATAACAGACGTAAAGGTAGAAGTTGGGACATAGAACTTAAAAACAATATGTTTATAATGTTTCCATCAACTAATATGTATTACTTAACTAACAATCAAAAAGATTCATTAAACTTTGTACAAACAATAACTTATGAATATATCTAATTACTATTGGCATTTTCCTGCAGCACTCACACCAAAGTTTTGTGATGATGTAATAGCTTATGCAAATTCACAAGAAGAAGTTATGGCTAGAACAGGTGGCTATGGAGATAAAAAATTAGATAAAAACCAAGTTAAAAATATGCAAAGAAAAAGAAAGTCAGATTTAGTATGGCTTAATGATACTTGGATATACAAAGAATTACACCCATACGTTCACGAAGCAAATAGAAATGCAGGTTGGAACTTTGATTGGGAAAGAAGTGAGTCGTGTCAATTTACAAAATATAAACACAATCAATATTATGATTGGCACTGTGATGGTTGGGATAAACCTTATCAACGAGACGATGTTAATAATCCAGAGCACGGAAGAATTCGAAAACTATCTATGACTTGTCAATTAACAGATGGTTCAGAATACACAGGTGGTGAATTAGAATTTGATTTTAGAAACTACGATCCACATATGAGAGATGAAGAAAAACATTTGAGAAGAGCAAAAGAGATTTTACCAAAAGGATCTATTATTGTTTTTCCTTCTTTCGTTTGGCATAGAGTTAAACCCGTAACATCAGGCACAAGATATAGTCTTGTTGTTTGGCATTTAGGAAGGCCATTTAAATAATGTTTATAGATAATTATTTCAACACAACTATCTGGTCAGAACAAAAACCAGAGTTTGTAAAATCATTAAATAAAGCATCTAATAAATATATCAAAGATGCAAGAACAAGAGAAAAAAAATTTATCAAAGAGCATGGTGATTTTGGGAGATCATATCATTCAACACCACTGACAATGGACAATGACTTTTTAGATTTTAGAAATTACATTGGTCAAAAATCTTGGGAATATTTAGATCACCAAGGTTATGATATGCAACAATACACAACTATGTTTAGTGAGATGTGGGTACAAGAGTTTGCTAAAAAAGGTGGTGGTCATCATTCTGCACACGTACATTGGAATCAACACGTATCAGGTTTTTATTTTTTAAAGTGCAGTGATAAAACTTCTTATCCAGTATTTCACGAACCTAGAACAGGAGCAAGAGCTACCAAACTAAAAATGAAAGATCAAAAAGGTGTTTGGGGTGGTAGTGAGCTTATACATTTTAAACCAACACCTGGAACTTTAATTATCTTTCCAGGATTTTTAGAACATGAGTTTAGTGTAGATTTTGGTAAAGAGCCTTTTAGATTTATACATTGGAATATACAAGCCGTGCCGAAAGAAATGGCTAAAGATGTTTAAAAAGAAAAAGTATACAGTTATCCGTCAAGCAATATCAAAAGACCTAGCAGCTTTTGTTGCAAATTATTTTATGATGCAAAAACAAGTATATGATACTTGTAGAGCACAAAGATACATTTCACCATTTGAAAACATCATAGGTCACTATGAAGGTAGAGATGAACAGATACCCGAAACTTACAGTCAGTATTCTAATATAGCTATGGAAACTTTAATGTTAAAATGCCAACCTAAAATGGAAGAAGTAACAGGTCTTAAATTATATCCTGCTTATACTTATGCTAGAATATATAAAAAAGGTGATATTCTAAAAAGACACAAAGATAGATTTAGTTGTGAGATATCAACTACTATGAATCTTGGTGGTGATGATTGGCCAATATATTTAGAGCCATCTGGAAAAGAAGGTATGAAAGGTATTAAAGTAGATTTAAAACCAGGAGATATGTTAGTCTATTCTGGTTGTGAATTAGAGCATTGGAGAAATAAGTTTAGAGGTAAGGAATGTGTACAAGTTTTCTTACATTATAATAATCGTAAAACACCAGGTGCAAGAGACAATATGTTTGACAAAAGACCTCATCTAGGTCTTCCTTCGTGGTTTAAGCGATGATATAATTCTTAGATGGAGACAGGGCACCACCACATACCCCCTGTCTCCTTTTAAGGATTTTATTATATGTTAGGTATTACAGCTTTATCACAGTCCCCGATAGCTTCTTTAGGAGGAACTAATGTCAATGTAGCCGTCACAGGTTCACAGTTAACAGGTTCTATTGGTGCTTCAACTGTAACTGCAAATGCTAATGTAAATGTAACAGGATCTCAATTAACAGGATCTATAGGAAGTTCAACTGTAGCATTAAATACACCTGTTAATGTAACAGGATCTCAATTAACAATGTCTATGGGAGAGGAATCTCTTATAGGTAATGCAACAGTATCGGTCACAGGATCTCAATTAAGTTTATCCCTTGGTACTTACTCTGTAAGTGCTGATGGTAATGTAAGTGTTATTGTAACTGAGCATGACATGGTTACGTCAATTGGTTCAACATCAGTAACAGCAGACGCTAATGTTAATGTAACAGGCTCACAAATAACAGCAAGTCTAGGAGAAGAGACTATTGATATAAATACACCTGTAGATGTAACAGGGTCTCAATTAACTGCATCAATCGGTACTGCAGTAGGTGTTCCTGGAGTGGACGTTTTAGTTACAGGTATCCAATTAACAGCTTCTATCAATAGTCCACTAGTTACTGCATGGTCTAATGTAGATCCAGATGTAACGAATACATGGACTGAGGTAAATAAAGGAGTTTCTAACATTTGGACAGAAGTTGATAAGGCAGCTTAAAAAGGGTATAATACAAAATTATGGCATCAACATATTCATCAGATCTTAAACTAGAACTAATGGCCACCGGTGAGAATGCCGGTACATGGGGAACTAAAACAAATACAAATTTAGAGCTTGTCCAACAGGCAATAGCGGGTTTTGAATCTATAACTTTATCGAGTGGTTCTACTACAGCTTTAGTTATGAGTAATGCATCTATTTCTACTGCTAGAAATATGGTAATTAAATTTGCAACTATTACACTTTCGGGCGCAACAACAGTTACAATACCAGACTCTATAGAAAAATTTTATATATTTGATTGTAGATTAATTACTAATCCAACAAACCTTACTATTAAAACTGCATCGGGAACTGGATTTACACTAGATTCTTCAAAAATTTATGCAGCATATGCTGATGGTACAAACTTAAATGAGGTATCACTAGATACATTAGGTGGTACAGTAGGAACAGCTTCAATTGCTGATGATGCGGTGACAAACGCAAAAGTGGCTGACGATGCAATTCAAAGTGCTCAACTAGCAGACAATGCTGTTTTGACTGCTGCTATTTCTAACGTAAATGTAACGACAGCTAAGATCGCTAATGATGCTGTGACGGCTGATAAGTTACAAAGAAAATTTACAATAAGTACATCAAGTCCATCAGGGGGAAGTGATGGAGACATTTGGTTTAAATATTCATAGGAGTTTAAATGGCTAATACCTATGGCAAAGTATCGGGAACATTCCAAGAAATAGATAACGCATATGGCAAAGTATCAGGTACTTGGCAAGAAGCAGATGAAATATATGCAAAGGTATCTGGTGTTTGGAAATTAGTATTTGCAGCTTTTGAAGCAACTTCAGTTCAAACATTAAGTTCAGGTTCCGGAACTTTCACAGTGCCTGATGGTGCTAATGCAATTCATATTCAAGCTGCTGTTGGTGGTGGAGGTGGTGCTGCAGGTGGAGTTAGTTATGACAAAGCTGGTGGTGAATCTTCTGGAGCAGGTGGTGGATCTGGTGCATATGTATCAGATAAAGTTTTTACTGTAACTGAAGGTGAAACAATTTCTTATTCAATAGGATCTGGTGGATCTCCAGGAAACCAAACTGCAAACTTTGGTCAACCAAAAACTGGAAGTGCTGGAACAAACACAACATTATCTGGATCTTCAGCTGGATCTATATTTACTTTAGGTGCAGGTGGAGGAGCTAGTGGTACAGGTGGTGGAGTGCAAGGACCTTTAAGAACTAATACTGCAGGAACTGCTGGGTCAGCTACAATAAATGGCTCAGCTGTGACATCAGGAAATTTTAGAGATAGTGATGGATCAACTAAAGCAGTAACAACTTTAACATCAGGGCCGGTTGGAACATTTAATCAATCTGGTAATGGAGCTGTTGGTGATAATAATGGAAACTGTGGAGGAGACAACTGTCAAATTGCGGGTTCTGACGGTGCTGACTCTTATGCTGGAAATATAACAGGTGGAAATGGATGTGGTATAGGTGGACCTGCGGCAACTGCTGGTACAAGAGGTTCTGGTGGTGGTGGAGGTGGTGCACAAAATATTGGTAGTACAGGAGAAACTGCTTTTGCAGGTGGTGCTGGAGAAGTTAAGTATAGATTCTTACGAGTACAATAATTGTTTTTAAAACCACAAAAAATTATATTTAATTCAATACTTCATAGATATAAATTAAAAGATATAAAACCTAATCAATCTAATAATAATCAAGAACTTATAGATCAACTTGAAATTGATATAAAATTAAATGGTTTGTTATGTCCATTAGTTGTCAATAATAGTGTATTAATTGATGGTCATCATAGATATGAAGCTATCAAAGATTTTTGTACAGAAACACTTGTATATGTGGTAAAGGATAATGATATGGAAAAATTATTATCTAAACTAAATAGTTATATTTGGTTTGATTACCAAGGTAAACTTAATGGCTAATATATCTAAATGGTTTGGTTACCCTATTTATATAACTAAGTTAGAAAACTTTGAAGATATAAATAAAAAAATTGTACCAATAATACAAAGAGATATTACTCCAACCAATTCTCAGTATTCAACAACGACAGACGTAAAGCCAAAAGAATTACAATCTATAGATGATAATTTACATAAAGATAAAAGATTCAATGAATTATACACTGAATTATCTAAAGTAATTCAAGGTTGTTTATCTGCACAAAAATATAATTTAGATTTGTTTGAAGTCTATATAACAAAGTCTTGGGCTACCTTATCTACTAAAGAACAATTTATTTCTTATCATAGACATATGAGTAGTCACTTTAGTTTTGTTTATTACCCACAAGCTCATGAACAAGGTAATCTATTTTTATTAGATGATGATGCACATAAGGTAGGACTAACTATCCCAAAGAGAGATCCATATTTTACAGAGTGGGATCAAAGTAATTATGGTAAAGCTGAGTACCCTGCAGAGACAGGTAATGTAATTATATTTCCATCTATGATGTTTCATGAAACAGAAGTTAACAAAACAAACACTCCTAGGATATCTATTTCTGGTGATATTTTAATAACTATGAAAGAAGGTATTAAATCAGAACATTGCTTTCCTTCCCCTGCGACTTGGAAGAAGCTCTAAAATGATGTAAAATGGCTTATGCCTTTAACAAACGTAACTATTCGACCAGGAATAAATAAAGCAGATACCCCATCAGGAGCAGAAGGACAATGGATTGATGGAGATTTTGTTAGATT